TTGCCGTTTTTGCATTTCCAATTCTGCTTTGTGTTTGCCAATGTCTGTGAGCGTATTCATACTTGCTTGTTTTGCTTGCTGTGCCAACTGTGCTTGGTGTTTGGCAGAATCAATTCCCACTTTCATGGCATCAATTTCTTTTGCATTGTTGACCTTTTGCTGTTCAATTTGTAGCTTGGCCTGTGCAATTTGCGCATCGCTTTGGGCTTTTTGCCCTTTGATCTGCACTTCTTGTTGCTGTAGTTGCAACTGAGCTTGTTGCATTTGTACCAATGGGTCTTGCTGTTGTTGCTGGGCTTGTTGTTGAGCCGCGGCGGCTTGGCCTTGTTGCATGACTTGGTTGGCCGCTTGTGCCATGAGAGTGGACAATGCTTTTTCCATTTCTGGGGGCAACTTCTCGTCCTCTGGAGGCAACGCCATACCCAACTGTTGAGCCACCATATTTCTGTACATAAACCCGACGTGCTCGGCAATATGTGCCTGTAGCGCGCCCATAATGGCNTGCATNTGTGGNTTCTGGCCGATCATGGCCATGATCATCGGATCGTTAATCATGGAGTTGTGGACTGCCATGTGTGACTGATGGTCTTGGTACTCAAAGGCTTTTAAGGGTTTACCCTTAAGCACCGCTTGATTCTCAGACACAGGATCAACAGGCTTTTGGTCATCAGGCAACGGAACCAGCTTGTCTGCATTCTTAATACCCAAAACTTCCAACATGGATCTGTGGAGCACAGGCATGTCGTAGATTTGCGGAGCCTGCTGGGCCATCTGCATAACCGCTTGGTACTGCACCACACGTTGAGATAGTGTTGCGGCATTGGGGTCTGACACAGGAATAATGTCAACTTTGTCGTAGTCCTCTTGCTTGGACTTCTTGCCACCATACTCTGGATCGTAGGTGTAGTCTGGATCGGTGTAGTCACGGATCAAGTCTTTTATGAGTTTTAGCTCTTGCTTTAAAGCAAAGTGCACCCGCGCTTGGACTGCCGTCAACACTTTAAGCTGGCGCTCAAGGAGGGCTAGCGTTGTGCCCACAGGGGCTTGGGAGTTCATGTCCGAGACTTGCATGTCTGCCGTTGCGGCAAAACGACGCCCTTCGTCCACAATGTTGCCGAGTAAAGTCAACAGCACATTGCTGGGCTCCTTGTATGGGAGCGGTAGGATTGAGTCCCTTATGTTTCCAGAGGCAACATCGACGTCCCTAAATTCCCCTGGAGCAATTGGTGTGTCATCGCCCTTAATGCGTAGTCCCCGTGATTTAAGGCCTCCTGGTAGATTGGATAGAGTTCCTGCGTCAACGAGCTGACGCATGATACTTGTCGCCGACTTCGCAAATCCGCCGATGAGATGAAATAGACCAAACCCGTAGGCGCCGAAGCCGGGGATGTACTGGTAGTGGACAAAGTGCTGTCGTTTGAGTTTGAGGACATCGCCTTCCTTCCAATTGCGTCTGATTGAGAGAATGGTATTTGTGCCTCTAATAAGAGTCACAACATACGGGTGGGCAATGCCAGTCTCAGTTCCGTCTTCATCAACGTCTTGGAATCCATCCAAGTCCAAGTCAACGTGGCACTCATATAGGGTATAGCGGTCATCGTTCAAATCACTAAAGCCCGTCTCGTGGTCTTTGGCTTGCTTGATATCGTCACGTACCCGTGGGGGGTCTGGCAACTCACAGTCTATGTAGAACCCTGCGTTTTGTAGCTTTAATATATCGTTTTTGGTCTTCCTCATCACATGCGTAATGCGGTGGCAAGTGTCCATGTCCGTCGCCCCGTAGGGCAGGATGATGTCCTCGGCAGGCACAAACATACTTACTTGGCGCCCAAGGTTGGGGTCGTAATAGACTTTTTTGAAAGCACTGCCTGTGGCAGGCAAAGACCAAAGCATCCGCTCATGCTCGGCTCGGTACTCTTTCATCACGTCCGTTAACTCATGGTTCATGTCGTCTTGGACGTTGATGGATATCTCGCGTGTCTCTGGGGTTTCTTTACCAATGATCTTACTGAGCACAGGCCCTTGGGCTGGGAATGTCTCGGTTATCATCTCGGCTTGGAAGCGTACAACNGCTTCNGTAATCATAGGGTGGAACACTCCGCAGGCCCCGTCCCAAGGCTCGGTACGCTCCTCCATGTGCAAACCCAAGAGCTTTAANCCTTCGGTGTAAGCCTTCTCCCAATCTTTGCGGGATGCACGGTCTTGGTCAATATCATACTCAAGGTCGCCTGCAACAGTCTGNAGTTTGGAGTCCGACATGTACTCGGCCAAATTGTCGTCAAACTCTTCGTCTCCTTGGGTAGAGTCTTTAGGCTCAAGGTCGATCTCCATATCACCTGCTTTGATATGCACAGCTTCAGGATTCTCGATCTCTATCTCCAAGGGATCTTCACCCTCGCCCAATGATTCCAAACCTTGTGGCGCTTGGTACAGCGCTTTGTCAAAACTGCTTGTTGCCATGATGATCCTTAATAGTATGCGGCTTGCCGACGGCGACGAAAGAGTTGTTCTTCTTTCTCGTCAGAGTCTAGCGTGATAAAGCCTCCTTGCCTATAGCGTAGCAGTGCTTGGGATGTTGTATCCACATAGTCATCGTGCTCGCCCACAGGGAATGAGGCTACTTCTTCAATTACTTCTCGTGCCCATCTTGTGTCAGGGGCCCAAATTTTTCCAGAGGTAAATAGGTCGGATACCGCGTTGAGCCTGACCATTTTGTCATTACCGCGGCTAGGACTGAACTCTTGAACAGGGATTCCCATATTGCGTAACTCTTGGATAAGCGGTGCTCCTGCCGCCTTCTTCTCAATAATAAACGCATCTGGTTGCCACTCCTTCCAATGCTTAAGAGCTATGGTCTTTAACTCTGGAAAAGCCATTCTATCCTTGAACGCATCCAGAAGTATGACTTGCGGGCTGTCACCTTCCTCCTCGTTATAGAACACCCCCCATGTTGTACACGCGGAATAGTCAGAGTTGTTCTTGGTCTCAAAGGCCGTATCCCAAGACTGGATCACGTAGTCACAGGTGGGTGGATCGTCTCTGTCCCAGATTCGCCAGTGCTTACGAGAAATAATCGCGCTAGTGTCCGAGGTGGGNTGNTGCATGTACTGGGCGTTCCAGTACCGTGGGTCAAGNGAGGCTTTGATCTTTTTAAGAGAGTCAAGTGGCCACTGCTCTGGCCAGAGGGACTTCTCGTCTTCTCGTCCTTCGTTGAGGATGGGGGGAAGCTCCACGATCTCCCAAGGCATGGCTTCAGGGTTTCGGATTTGGTAGTCAATGAGTTTCCCAGTTAAATCTAATAGTGACCACCTTGTCATTATGACGATGATGGCCCCGCCCGGCATCAAGCGCTGGAGTGGGCCCGTTTGGAACCATGACCATGCTGTATCAAAAGCCAGTCTGCTGTTGGTCTTTACATCCTGCTCGCTATGAGGATCATCAATAACAAAAAGATCAGCCCCCCGGCCAGCAAGAGCGCCGCCGACTCCGGCCGCATAATACTGACCTCCTGCCGCAGTAGACCATTTACCAGCCGCCTTTTGATCCGCCGCAATCTGTGTGCTAGGGAAAATTTCATTGTATTCCTCTGATTCAATTAAGTTACGGACACGGCGTCCAAAGTCTTCGGATAAGCCCGCAGTGTGCGTGCCCATGATAATTTTCTTCTCAGGGAACTTCCCCAAAAAGTATGCAGGGAATAAATANGATGAGAACTCAGACTTGCCGTGNCGNGGTGCAATGTTAATGATCACTCGCTTCTTGTTGCCTGAGATCACNTCCTCAAATATCTTGGCGAGCTTCCTGTGGTGCGGGCCCGTCTTGAATCCTGGATATACAGCGCGGGCAAACCCTAATATGTTAGTCTGTGCCGCTATAAGACTGGCGCGTTTTTCCTTCCTGTCTAAATCATCAAAGAGCTCCAGCTTCTCCACCTTGGTCATCCGAGGTAGATTTTGTTGGATGAGCTTGGCCTCAAGCGGGGTCAGACTCGTGAGCTTCGATAGATCCATTGGTTTCCAAGTCAGTTATATCGTCGTTGTTTGACAACACATCCACCACATCCATGAACTTGTTGAGCTTGTCTTTGATGCGCTGGTCTAGCTCATCATCGCTTAACTCTGCTTTTTTCACTTCAATTTTCTCTGTGAATAAGCCCACCTCTGTGACTTTACCCAGTAGCGCCAAGGCTTTGAGGCGAATATTGGCACTGGGGTTCTCACAGTCTTCAAGTATCTTGGCCACTGCGTAGCCTCTAAGTTCTTTGGCTTGGCTCACAAACTCCCAGTCATAAGCCGTTAGCATCCCTACAAGATGCTGGACAGCGGCTGGTGTTTTAACTTCAGCAAGCGCTTGGTGTGTGATTTCAGAAGGTGCGGCGGAAACAATGTTGGCGAACGTCTTGCGTGCGGCTTGGGTTTCTAATTCTGTGATTTGCGCTGTTTCATCTACAGCACCTAGTTCTTTAAGCCATTCCGTCGTTTTAATTTTGGCGTCCAGTGTTTTGGTTGGCGTAGTTTTTTCCAGAGGCACGAATCCCTGTGAGTACTCACTAACTTCTGGTTCAAAATTTATTAAATGATCTAACATGCGTAGGCCCTTGCAACCTCGATAGCACTAATGTACACTACATTTGAAGTCTGATGCAAGCAGTTGCCAAACTAAATGCATTTACTTCTCCTTTGTGAACGAAACTGTTCTTTGCCCCACCTTAGACGTGGGGCTTTTTTTATGGGTATTTGTCTAACGTTAGACACTATGATTACGAAATTTTTTAAAATAGGGTGGGGGTGTGTAAAAACACAGTAGGCTTTGTGTTTTTATATTAGGGGTGGGTACTAAAGTATTACANAAATNTTGAGAATGGTTGTGGAACAGTGTTCATGCTAAGCACGGCGGGCATGACATATATCGGTTGGTGGGGGGTAGGTGGGGTCAAAAGTTCTCGGTTTTAGGGGCAAATTGGGGCATATATAGGCCTTTTGTACGCCAAATTGCATGGGCTCACCCCCGTTTAAAACCCCCCGTGTGCATAATAGAGTTAGTTTAGAGATTCCCTCTAGGCAAAACCATTTAAAGGACTATCAAAATGCCCGCTTCGATCAACAAACAAAACGTGTTCAAAATCTTTCACGATGCCGATAATTCCCAAGCATCATTCGCAACCCGTCTTTTCAACGAGGGTATCTTTGACAAAACCCAAGCATTACCCTTGGTGATCGAGTTCATCGAGGGTAAGTACGAAGGGGCGAAAGCCTACATGGGTCAAAGGGGCATGACGTTCACCAAGGACACGGCCGAATACTGGGCAATGAAACGCATCATTGCGAATTGCTTTGAACCCGTGGCCAAGCCCAAATCCAATACACAAAACAAAAAAGACCCTATTGATGCTTTGCTTGCCAAGATTAAAGCGTTGCCAAAGGCCGCCCAAAAGCGCATCAAAGATGCGATCTGAACTCGGGAGCAACGTGCTCCCGAGTTTTTTCCCGTCAACGTGAGGGAAAAGACCTCACGTTGTTTCATTCCTTGTCAAATCAAAACAGAAAGTAAATCATGCACGTATTTTTAAACACACCCGAAGACTGCCAATGGCTTATCGAAACGCACCTTGGAGGGCGAAGCGATCTCAAATTCGGTGCTTTCGTTCTCTACGGCAACGAAGATTCCCCCGATAAAGTGGAACTTTACGCAGACGCAGACCCGCTCTACACCGATGAACCCCACACAATCAACTTTCTTTAAGGACTAAATCATGAAATTCGCATTCATTCCAAAAGCCCAATACAAAATCGGTCAAATCATCACCGTACACGGCAAACCCATGCGTGTTGAAAGCTACACCCACACGGGCAAAAATGTAACTGTGCACACCCTAGAAGGTGCGCCACGATTCGAGCGCATTGTGTGCGTATGCACCGATGCCACACCCATTGAAGCCATTACCCAAGGAGAATAAACTATGCTAAACCTAGACATCATCATTCACAATGCAAAGTTCGGGGGCGGTGTCTCTGCCCTCACCGATAAACAAAAGACCGACATCTTTTTCATGGTCACCAAGCGGTGCAGACAAGAGACCAAAGACCGAGTGTGGCGCAGACTTGAACTACCCTTGTCCCTTTGGAAATCTTACGGCATCTATCACCGCATGACCCTTGACGATAAAGGCGCAGAGTACGTCTGCGGTCAGTCTT